GTCGAAGCCGGGAAGGTGAGAATCATCTACACTTCCCCCATGGACTTGACTTGCTTTGTTCGCAAGATCTTTGGACCACTCATCAACATGATGCAAACATTCCCGCATCACTTTGAATCTTGGGTGGGTTGCAACGCGGATTCGTTGGACTGGACACATGTCCACGAGTGCTCCCTTGAGCATAAGTTCCGCTTTGGCTGTGACCATTCCGGCTACGACACTAAATCAGTGTCGCAGGCGATTTTGCACCTTTCTTACAGTGCCTTTGCCCAGATTTTGGCTGCATTTGGTGGAGATTCAGTAACGGCTGAGAAGCTCGGGACTGACATGATCTCACCGGTGGTCAATTTCTTCGGGTGGTTGTACTGCTTCGAAGGGTTCAATGCATCTGGGAATGTCCTGACCACCCACATCAACAGCTTTGCGAACAGGTTGATTTTACGCACCTGCTTCCTTAAGCATTGCTTGTTGAGGGATGGCATCGACCCCACATCTTTCGGCGATGGCCCCAAGGATTTCGAGTACGTCTGCAAGCAGATGGAGAACATTTCCATGGGTGTCTACGGGGATGACAACATCATGTCCACCAATGACCCTACCTTCACTTTTAGGAGATTGAAGGAGTTGGCTGCTGAACATGGTGTTGTCCTCACTGATCCGCTCAAGACTGGGGAAGATTTTGACTTCCAGACCGAAGAACAGATCTCCTTTTTGAAGAGGGGGTTCGTCAAACCTGAGAAGTATGGTATTGCCAACACTGGGATGTTATTTTCCCCCATTGAACTGGCAACCATCTCCAGGATGCTTTGCGTCCGGAAACTCAGCTCAATTGACGACAGCGACTACATCAAGTCGAGGAACCAATCAGCCCTTCAACTGATGTTTGGTCGTGGCCCAGAAGAGTACGAAGCATTCCGCAGGCTTCTCATTGAGAATACTGCTGAGTACACGTCCTTCGACCCCTCCACCATTGAGCGTGATTTCATGACTTTCGAGGAGAAGTTCCTTGCTTGCTACGGCGAGCAGCTTCGGTGGCTTCCCTCGGCTGGATCCCAGACGACTCGCCTTTACTCACGTGAG